TCTGAAGGCCACGAATGTCCATCCATTTACATTGTCACAAACATGGCATGCTGTGCATCCCGGACACCCGCCCGCATTTGCATATCCTAGTCCGTATCCTTCGTAACATTCTCCGGTTGCCGGGTCACACCCGGTGTTTGTCAATACGCAAGCAGCTATACATTCGTCTTCGGAGACATAAGCCGGATCATTGATGTCGTAATAGCCTGTCCCCCCACAGCCGCCGCCGCCGTCGCAGACGTAAGACGGCCTGCAATCCAAGCACGTTGCTGGCCCCACAGGAGGACTACCCGGCGGGCCGTATGACGGTCCTAGGCAAGCTTGGAATGGGTCGCAAAAAACCCCGAGATATTCGCAGTTGGCCTCACACTCTTCTGGGGTTTCGTACCCTGTGTAGCCAGGTGGCGGGTTAGGGCCGGGCACTACGCCGCCTAAGCATCCGGTGGTGGGTTCACAGAAGTATGTGAAGATGCTCGGCGGAGTTGGAGATGGTGTCGGTTCAGGAGTTGAAGATGGTGTCGGGTTTGGCGTTGGAGTTAATGATCGTGTTGGAGTAAGTGTTGGAGTAATAGAAACGCTAACGCTTAAACTAGGTGTAACACTAGGAGTAACACTAATGCTAGGAGTATTAGTTGGAGTTACTGTTGGAGTAGCAGTTTTAGTGGGACTCACCGAACTTGTTATAGTAGGAGTAACTGTTCTTGTGGGAGTAGGGGTCGCTGTTCTTGTTGGACTACGTGTTGGAGTAGCTGTTGAGGTTCTAGTAATTGTAGGAGTAGGTGTTTTAGTAGGAGTAACAGAACTAGTAGTAGTTGCAGTGGGCGTTATTGTAGACGTTCTTGTAGGAGTTATGCTAGATGTTGGTGTTCTTGTTGGACTAATAGTATTGGTTGGTGTAACGGTCGGTGTTTTAGTAGGCGTTGCCGTAGGTGTTGGAGTTTTAGTAGGCGTTGCCGTAGGTGTTGGAGTTTTAGTAGGAGTAGCAGTTGAACTATATGTTCTTGTTGGTGTTGGCGTTTTAGTTCTTGTTAGAGAAACCGTTAGAGACGGTGTAGGAGTAGGACTACGAGATGGTGTTCTAGAAGGTGTTGGAGATGGTGTTAAGGAAACCTCTGGACAACATTTTGATCTAATCTTGCTCATAATTATTTTTATACTGTTTAATAGATTATAATATTTTAGAGGCTATTAGACAACCCTTAGACACCGCATGTAAGGGATCTTCTGCGTGAATAACTTGTTTTATAGATAATGGAAATTTATTATCAATTAATTTTCGACTAAAATTATCGATATAGCCCCTAGCTTGAGAAGTACCACCAGCAACAACTATTTTTAGTGGATTTTTAAACTTAGGTAATAATTTATGCTCTGTTAATGCTAAAGATAAATTTTTAGTAGTATAATCAATAAGTCTTTCATAGTATGACGATACTGCTGCTAATACTGGATTATCATTCTTTTCTCCAATAGTAAAATTTCCTCCCTCTTTTTCTGCTTGAACTACACTATCTTTTTCTCCAGTAGCAACAGCACTCATACGGTCGATCCAATCACCTGACTTAGTTGTACTAAATACTACTGTTGGCTCACCGTTTAACATCACGCAAACATTAGTCATACCAGCCCCACAACTGACAGCTATGCCAGTATAATCCTCAGTTTCTAATTCAGCATAGCACAACGCTTCTGCTTCATTTATTGATATTGCAGAATAACCACATTCTGATAAAATAGATTTGACTACATCTTCATGATATCCTATATCAAAATCTTCATCTTCTTGATCTACTGGTTGAGCAGGAACGCAAAAGACCAGTTTTTCATTTTGTTCTTTTGCTTGTCCAGCAACTTCTTTTAAGATAAAAGCTAAAACTCTTTTAGCGTCTTTTTCTTTAGCAGACACCACACCTTTGCTCATGGGTCTTTTAGCATTATCGTTTCTTTCAATAGCTTTATCAATAGCATCTTGACCTAATAAAATAAATGAACCATTAGTATCTTTTATAAAGATTTTACCGGCTAAACCTTTTTCAATCATTTTAGAAGCAACGGGCGTTGTTGGATTAATATTATAAAAAGCATCTCTAAAGTCTTTATAGACTATTTTCCCGTTTATTTCTTCAGACAATACTATAAAACTAGTACCTACGTCTAAGCCTTTTGCCATAATTTAATTAACCTTTTAGTGTTTTGAGTTTATTTACAGAACTTTCTATTGTGTCTTCTGAATATTTTATTGAGGCTATATCGTCGTATTTTTTTTCCAGATTATCTGTATTAATCTTAGTTACATATTTGGTATCATCAATAGATATTTTGTTTATAGTATTATTATTTGTATTTTTTAATTTGTCTGTCTTATTAAAAATCAACTGGCTCCCAAAATTAGCCTGACTATTGTAGTTTAAGCCAATATAAATACCAGCGATAAATACTAAATTAAATAATAATATTATGGTCAATATAGATAATAAAATCTCCATAGTCAACATCCTCCAGTAACATTTACACCATTATACAAAAAGAAAAAGGGGCAATAATGCCCCTTTAACCAAAACCTATATTAGTAATATTAATATCTTTTTTAACTAGACAGCACTCTTCCTTTTTGAGTACGCATAACCAATCCTTTACGCACTAAGAATGGCTCAATACTATTCTCTATAGTGTCTATGGCAATACCTGTCATAGAAGATATAGCCTTAAGACCCAATGGATTATTTTTATTTTTCTTTAGAACTTCTAAGTACATACGATCATAAGTGTCCAAACCGTGCTCATCAATTCCTTGAAGATCATAGATTTTTGATATAGGATCGTTGCAGCCATGACAACTTGTATAGTTTCTATACCATTGTAAGCGTGAATTTAAAATTCTTGGTGTGCCTTTGCTTCTTTTAGCAATTTCTAATAAATCCTCATCACTAACAGTTATAGACAGCTTTTCACAGTTAAACTTTGCTAGTTTAGCTAAATCATCAGTATTATAAAAAGACAAGTGTTCTTTGATACTAAATCTATCATAAAACGGTTGACTCAGACTACCTCCACTAGTAGTTGCTCCTACAACAGTAAAAGCTGGCAAATCTATTTGTTCAGGTTTATCTTCAGTAGTAATAGTAAGAACAAAGTCTTCCATTACTGGATATAGAAATTCTTCTACTAATTTAGGAAGCCTATGAATCTCATCAATAAATAATACTGATCTAGGAGCTATTCCTAACAAGTAAGACATAATATTTTTAACACTACGTATATTAGCAGCGTTGGTTGTATATAGGTTCACATCCAACTCCTTTGCGATAGCGCCCGCTATTGTTGTTTTACCAAGCCCAGGAGGGCCGTCTATTAAAACATGAGGCATCACCGTATTAGTGTTTTTACAGCCGACCACAGACACTCTGAGTCTGCTTATAACTTCGCTCTGACCAACAATTTCATCAAACGACGTAGGACGCATACCATTAGACATTATTATTACCTCCAAATAGTTGTAAAGCCAATTTAATTAATGAACCTATTTCTTCACTCTTGCTTTGTTCAAAAGCCTGCTGTATAAGTTTCTCTGATTCCGTCTTATCAAAACCGTATTTATCCAATATCTTAATGCATTTTTGTAAAATATTATTGGATAACTTTTGTGTTGAGTGTTTTTGTTTTAGAGAACCAGCATATCTAATAACTAATTTAGAAACTCTTTTAGGAATATAAATATTACCACATTCACATACGATTTTAAAGTTTTTAGTTTTAGATTCTTTTAGAAATAACCAGTGTTCAATATTACACTCTTCATTTGAGCACTTGTATTTGAAGTGTATATCAATATCACATGGTTTAACTTGACGTATTGTCTTCTTTTGTTTGTTCATCATCTTTAATCCAAAATACAAAGTCATTGAGTTCGGAATCGTATGCGGATTCTATCATGCCTTTGGCAGCTAATTCGCTTAGTAAGTTACTAACCATCCTAGAATTAAGATCTTCTACTATATCACAGAATTGTGATTCTGTCAATATATATCTATGTTCTCCTGTTGTTTTATTTTTTTGCTTTTTTAGACGATTTTTTATGATAATTTCTGTTTCAGAAATACTGAGCACTCTATCCATTTCATTAATGTCTGATTCTGACATATCGCTATACAACATTTGGTTTATAGATTGATTTGAAGCATCTTGTTTACCAAAGCTATTAAACACTAATTTACGAGTACTATCTATAAAATGATCCAGGTCTTTAATTACAAACATATCTGTCATAATACACATACTTTCTAGTTAAGAATATCGAATAGGCCTTTATAGTAATTAGGCTGTTGTAAAAAATATTTAGCGTGAGATTGGATGTGTAATGCATATTCTGTATTTATTGGGTTATGTATAAAATATTTAGCTTTCCACACTTCTTGGTTTTGATAGTTATTCCCCAAATACTGGAAGGAGTGACCCTTGTCAGTATTGGAGATATAACTATTCACAGGAATCGACTTCGATGGAAAACCATAAGTATACCACACATTTGGTGAAATCTCAACAGCTTCATTTAACGCATCATATAACCATTTGCCCCAAGCATCCCACGCTTCGGGATCAAACTTAAAATAATGTTTATACTGACTCTCTAAATTGTCCTGACTATCATCATAGTCATTGTAATTGTTTTCATCTTGGTTCATAATTTAATTACATCCTGGATCACCATACATCCATCTGTTTTGTTCTTTCACTATTGACTCTGGTTTTCTTGCCGGTTTACCTCGACGACCAACAAAACCCAACCTCTTCATAATATTACCAATTGTTTGACCACTAACAAACCATTTGGTGTTTCTAAACTTACCATCTTCAAGATATTTTGAAGTAGTCCATTTATCTCCATGGTTTTGAACTAATTCAATAAAATCTTTTTTTGCTTCTTTATCATTCAACAAAAGTTTTAACAGAGGATTTATATGTCTACCCATTTATTTTATCCTTATATTATTGTTGTGTCAAAAGGGTATGGAATCTCCAATACCCCTGACACAGAACTCTCAACCGATACAAAACTTGTCACTAATCTGATTTGCCAAGTCTCTGGCAGCACCAGAAAGGAATCGGTTGTTGCTGAAATACAACGCTGTAGACGCTTGGTTGAGGTACTCGACCACCGTTTTTAAAAGTTTGGCCTGTGACTCACTCAAATCTAAACCGCTTTTGCCAGCATGAGAAGGTAGCGTTGGCGACGGATCACCATAAGTCTTCTCATAATTATTGCCAAAAGACTTATTGCACTTATAATCAACATACTTATTAGGATCTTCTTTATTAATACTATAAGTCTTACCAAAGTCTCCCCACGCATTATCTTTAGTATTCTTTTGACAACAACTATCAGAGACACTATTAGTATAGACTGTTTTTTGACTATTAAGTTCATTCAGAATCTTTGTGGCAGCATCAAAACTTACTGGAAGTCCATTATTATCAGACTTCTTATAAGTTTCACGCCACTTATCAAACCAAGCATCACTAGTAGCATTAGGAACAATATTTACTGTTGCTGGTTGACCAGTTAATGCAGCTATTAAATCTTGAACATTAACGATCTGACCAGTTGAACCTTGAAGAACAGTAGAGTAGTAAGAAGCTTTCTTCTCCCAGCACTTACGCCACCAAGTATAAGGAACTCGATAAATCTGATTAGTCTTGATGGCTCGTGCATCTCCTCCAAAGTAATTTACCAACTTCTTCTGAATACCATTCCAATTTTGTTTATTGATATATCTGCTATTTTTATCCAAAATCCAATAAACCTGATAACCATTACGGGTATCAACAACCCAACTAGGAGTTACCGAAAAACTATTTATCTTATCAAGGGTAGCCTGCTTAAACCTCATAACCTCTTTTGAGGAAAGATAGTTACCAGTAGAATCTCGCCCAGCATCAATATCAACAAAGCAGGAGCGGAACTCATTAATAGCATATTGCTTTCGTCCACCGTTCACATAAAAGTAAACATCTGAACTATTATTTAGATTAGCATGAACCGCTAGAGTTAGGTCAGCAGTATGAGACATAGTACTGATTTTTTTACGAGGATCTCCATTGTAACAATAAATATTTTGCTCGCCACCAAAAGAGTGGATAAATTTTCCTCTCATTTCGCAGTCCCGTTGATTAAAAGCTTGATTAGTTTTATTATCGTAGGGATTAAAACCAAGTTCCATCTTAAACATATTTCACCATTAATTTTAATAATCTCAAACCATATCGGGATAGTAACCCTTACTATCATTAGCGATATAAAATAGCGGGAGGGAATCGAACCCTCTCAAATAGCGTTTGTTGAGTTTCCCAACCAGAGGTTATTATCTTAGTCACCAGACTCCACTTTATATTTTTGTTTTAAATTTTTTATTGTCCTATCAATTTTTGATTTGCTCTTAGTTATAAAACCAATCGTATCTGATTCTTCGTAGTGTAATTCTCTATGGCATCTATTACATAGTAATTTACATTTATCTGTTTCTTTAAGAAGTTTACTAAAATCTGTATTAATTTCTCCAATTACATATTCTTTATATTCTGGATCTATATGATGAAAGTCTAAAGCGTTTTGATATTTATCATATCCACATATTTCACATTTATTTCCAAGTTTTTCTATCAAAATTTTCTTTTTGGCGATTTTAATTATTTTATTAGCACATCTAGTACAAGTTCTTAAAGATCCAGATTTACCACAAATCTCACAACCAACAATTCCAAGAGCCTTTCTATTAGTTTTATCCTCTGGACGTAATTTATTACTTAAATAACCTAATCTGTTTTTTACTTCATGAATAGTACTTTTTGAGCAATTATATATCTCAGATAACTCTTTGGCCGTTTTTCCTTCGATTATAAGTTTTTTTAATCTTTTCTTGTCTCTAATGATTTCTTGAATTGTCATAATAGTAGCCTCTGGAGAATGAATACTTCTTATGTAATACACCATTCAAACTCCAAAGGCTATAATTATTATTAATCAATAAGTCTCATCCTCATCGTCATACTCACTATATTCATCTTCCTCTTCATCGTCGTCAAATTGATCCCAATAAGAATCATCTACATTATAATCGTCATCGTCATAATCGTCTTGTTCAGCATAACTAAAATCAGACGAATACAATGGTTTAATGAGTTCCCCCTCGTATTCTGCCACAACTTCATAACGACAAGTACGAAGTTTTTCACAATTACAGTCAGTAGGAACACTAACTACATCACGAGGATTAATCTTGACGATAACAATACGATCACCATTATCAACAGAACCATAACTGGCAACATAGTTTAATGCTCCAGCATGAAGCCCATTAGAACAACCACGACCACGATCATCATCTACTTTTGCTCTCTGCATTGTAACAACATTTCCGATACTGTTATCAAATGTTCCTCTATACTTATCTTTAAAATCATTCCTAACGGCCTTGTATGCTAGAAAATGACCATCTGAAGTAATAGCCAAATTCTCATGCTCCAAGAAATCATACAGTTCCTTCTGACTCTGCATACTTGGATTTTCCATGAGATTATTCAGGAAATTAACAAGGGGCTG